ACTACACCAGTCGCTGCTACATTAGCGATACCAGTTGCTGTTACACCACCAACACCTGAGTTAGCTGATGTGCCTGTGCTTGGTACGTTTATAGTTGGAATAGCCGTTGTTGTGCCAACAGCAGAAGTACCTGCAGAACCTGTTACGGCAACGCTAATACTTGTGGATGCATCTGGATCTGCTAAAGTCGCTGCTGCTATAGGTGCAAAACCTAGCATCTAGTCGGCCTCTGCTATGGTGTTACCCTCTGCCACCCACGCAAGGATGGCTGCATAGTGTCGGTTGTTTGAATCTTGAGGTACACACACCTCTACCCCATCTATTGTAGCTTTTACGTTGACAACATTCTCATGTGTTTCATAATATTTTGCTTTTGTAATATTCATTTAAAGCTCCGCATCAAAATTAAGAAAAGAAGTTGCATCGTTAGCATCACCCAAAGCATAAGCTTGTCCTGCAGTAAAACCAGAACCCTCAGGAGTTATAGAAGGAGTTTTTGTATTTGCTCTGGAAAGTGTGATTGCCGACACGTTAATACATGAATTAGAACAAACTCTAAAACTACCACCTGAATTAAAAGTTGGTGACGCTCTCATGTTAACAGGAAGTTGCCCTACTATGTTAACTCCATTTGATGAATAGGCATATCCAGTATTCCAAAAATTATAGGTTCCTCCTGCCGCATCAACCTTCCAACGGAAAAGATACCTATAGCATTTATTAAGGGTGTCTCCATACGATTCATGCTCGAACGGTGTAGCTTGCGACCCAACTTCTAGCTGAACTCCAGTTACTTGCCATGTAGCGTTAGTAGTAGTCATAACAGCATTGGCTCCTGTACTATGACCATAGCCTAACTTACCAGCAGAATACGCACCCCAAGACGTATTATCTGTGGTAGTCAAATCAGACCCTGCCGCTAGGGTAAATGCTAAGTACTGTCCCTGACCGTTGTCATCATTTATTGTACCACCAGTATCTCCAGCAAAGGTTACTGTTTTATATTCCCAAGTGTTTGCAGAGTTTATTGTATAAGTTGACCCAATGGTACGGCCTCCATCATACTGATACATAAAAACACCAAACGTTGCAGCTATAGAAGACTTTACCCAAAAGGAAGCTGTAAGTTGTTTTGCGCTACTTGTACCATAAGCTAGGTGTTGTAAGTTTTGAGCTTCAACAATTTGTCTAACAATAACATACTCAGTATCTGTAATTGACGTTTCAGCCGTAGTTGTCTGAAGTTTATACGAATTACTATAACCGTCTGGTGCATCTGACGTTGTAGATACAGTAACTACCCATTGATCTCTACCGTTTACACCTAAATTAAAACGGTCAGGGCCATAATACCCTTGAGTAGATATACCAGTGCTATCCCCCCTTTGTGATACTTGCATCGCCCCATTGATAATAAGATTTCTATTTCCAAGCTGTCCAACGCTAGGAAGATTGTCTGCAAGTTTTCGTGCGTTGCTCATATGTTCCTCCTAACCTAGCAAATAACCTTGAAAAGATAATTCCCCCGGACCATTATAATACTGTGAATTAGAACCACCTACAAAAGTTACATCGACATAATCACTTGCAGACAAATCTACCACTGCTGAAAGATGTGCAGGGACATAGTCAGGCATACTGCCAGTCATCTTAACATAGGAATAAATAATGGCTGAGCCATTTATCCTTAGTACTGGATAACAGGCAGCGGTTGTAGCTTGTATTCTAATAATACCCACATGAACATAAAAGAAATAACGTCCAGATACTGGTGCAGTAAATCTATCAGTTGATGTACTATAATGGTTTCCAATATTATGACCACCCCTGCCAGTAGTGGTTTGAAACTCTATAGGGGTAGCGTCTAAATATTGATTACTAGTACCATGCGCTTTAAACGATGGCTGATCAGGCTTTGTCACACGACCTGAACTGTCTATTCTTACATGACCTTGATTGTCTCCATGCCCAATCTCAAACATACTTTCAGACTCATCATAACGTAATTCACCTTTTACAGTGTTTGAGCTGCCAGTTGTAAATTGTAGAATGCCATCATCATTTGACCCATTATCATCTTTATCAGTTTGGATCTTAACTACATTATAAGAATTTGAGGAAAGGGTTGTACCTGTACTTGTAGTCGTTAGTGTACCGTTTATTGCTACATCACCACTAAACGTACCACCTGAAGCAGGTATAGCATCACCAACGCTGAACGTATTATATGCAACAACTTCTATCTCATCACCTGCTGCTGCACCTGATGTAAGTGTTACTGCTGATCCGTTGCTTGTGTAGTCTGCAGTCTCGTCTAAGAGCAAACCATTCATGAACACCTGTATAAATCCCTGTGTATGGGATATAGTAAAGGCTGTCTGTCCTGCAGTAGCTGTGAACGTAGTACTGCTGTAGTTACCAGAACCTATGAGGTTAGCTACATCTCTTGCTCTTGTCATTCGGGTGCGCTCTCCGCTAAGTGTGCAGCATAAGCTGTCTTGATTGCATTAGTGTGTACTTGTGCAGCTATAGCTTGTACGTCTGCGCTTTCATTAGCTAAGTCATCTGCACTTATATCTGGCGAAACGACATGACGAGAGAATGAACGGCTTATCTCTGTACCGTCACGCTTGATGACGGTAGCTGTTCGCACTTGAATATGCTTAAAGTCACCGACTATTTCTATTTTATCTTGTACTGTTTCTTCTGTTAGTGCCATTGATTAATTCCTTTTTAAGCATCTGTCATAAACACACCAGTACCAGCCCATTCTAGTACGCCTGTGGTATGTGCTGTTTGCCTACGAGCGCCATACAATGTTAATGTATCTGTGGCATTAGCTTGCCACCTATGTTCTTCATAATAAGTATAATTGCTAACAACTGTGTATCCTGCTGGCATAAATTGATAACCGCTATTAGCAAGAGAAACGACAGTAAAAGGTAATCCCTGAACTTGGTAAGTGTTAGAGTTGTTTGTTTGGCTACTTAATCCACCGTTATGATACCAATAAAAAGACATCCAAAGTAAACCGCCTACTTTTCTATAGTATCCATACCTAGAATTAACAGGTAATGCCGAGCTTCCTTTATATATATTCGGTGTCCAAGTTCCCTCTTCATAATCGTCTAAATGATTACTCGCACCAGTGCCGCCAAGGTAAATACCGCTAGAGAGGTAGAGGTCTTTGAAGCGTACAGATGAACCGCCAAGATTAACAGCGTTATCTCTTGAGCTACCTAAAGAGTTTGATGGGTACATCATATTGTTAGTGCCATCAAAGCGTAGCCCTGCGCCTGATCCAGTAGAGGAACCAACGACAAAGTCGTTACCAATATTAGAAACTTGTCCTACTGTGCTGCCATCTTTTTGCACGTCTATAATTGAACCAACCGCACCAGAACGATCTACAGTTAAAGGTGTCGCTGCGCTATCATCAACAGTCAAACCATTAGAAGCAGTAACAGCACCAGTAAACGTACCACCTGATATAGGTACATAATCACTGTTGGGTATGTCTGTCTGCATTGCCACAATGCTAATAATGTCATTGAGGTTAGCTGCAGATGCTAACGTAACCGTGTTGCCATTACTTGTAGAAAAGTCACTCTCATCCATAAGGATACCGTTGACAAATACCTCCATCTGCCCATCGGTAAAACCTAGGGTCTTGCCATCGTCATCAGCACCAGTAAAAGCGGTTTGACCTTGTGTGGCAGTATAATCAAACTTAGCCCTTCCAAAGGATCTAACGTCTTTAGGTTCTGTGCCAATGTAAGCCATCTTAGCTCCTTACTCTGATCTACTTGCCTCGGCTTCTGCGCTTAGTGCTGCGGCTGTTTTTACAACTTCTAAATCAAACGCTTGCGTGACCTGTGCGTCCTCACCAGTTGCAATAGTTATTCCGTTTGCGTTGCAATGAGTCACAAGTGCAGCAATAATTTCATCTTTAGCTATTCTAGCCCTGTTAGTTAACGCGTTGTCTGCCCAATCTTGCACACTAACGGCTGCATACTCCATACACTTATTTTCTGTGTCTGTTAAACTTACTGTAATATCTGGCATTCTAATCTCCTATGCTGGCTTTGTAGGCCATGTTACATCATCTAGACTTGTTGCGCTATCAGTAATATCACGCAATGCCTGACGGTAGGTTGTACGCTCAGAACTCATGGTTAGGTCGCTCGAAGCCCACCAATCTGTTTCTGCTAGTCTACGGTTACGCTCTTCACGCAGTAGCCTCATAGGTTCCGCAGCTACTAGCTCGTCTTTCTTAGCTGATACCGCAGACCAAGTTGTGCCAAAGTCACTTGGGTTACTGCTTTCGATTGCAGAGCCATTGTCATCTGCGCCTGTCACTTTACGGAACATCGCATTGAACTCGTCTTCTGTTGTTGGTTCACCACGAAGAACCCATTCTGTTACGCCTAATTCTTTTAATGCTGTTGCTATATCTGTCATTTGTTTATCCTAACTTGATACGAAGTGACCTGAAAAGTTTGTTCTTCTATTACCACCTACAATCATTTCCGTTCCTGCTGAACTGTCGTAAACATACGCATAAAGTTGTACATAATCTGATGAACCATTGAGATATACAAGTGTGGTCATTGAGGCAGCTATATCATCACCATAACTTTCAGACTGAAGCCATAAATGGTGGTTCATATAAAGTGAACCATTTTTGTATAACGCTGGACCAGCCGCTCTTATAGTTCCTGCTCCAGAACTTACAGTACAATTTAAACTGTAGTATCCTGCTGTTTGTGGTTGCCATTTTTCGTTGGCGCTATTCCATGCGCTTGTATTGTCAAAATCTACTGCACCGTAACCAGAGAAATCTACTAAATGATAATTATTACTTGCTAGGTTGTCGGGAGTATTAGCTGTTAATGATACACTAAAGACAGGAACTTTTGGAGAAACAACGCCATTACTTGCTATGGTTAACCCAGTAGTACCGCTAGTATTCTGTATCGTATCAACTTTAAGTATAGAACTCATTGGGCTATCTCCAATAAATGCATAACTGATGGATTATTACCTTCACAAATTCTAATGGATGAACCAGAAGTAAGCCTTTGCTGTAGTTTATATGTTGTTGCAGATGTTGTAGAAGGACTATCTAACCATGACAGAAAGTGTTGTCCGAATATTATTGAACCACTGTTTCCATAATCATAACACCTTTGAAGACCTTGGATTAAATCAGTGCTTCCTCTGACTAATTTAAAAAAACCATTTGCATCTGCACCGCTACTGTTCATTACACCAGCACTACACAGATTACAAAGAACAAGTACTTTACTTGATGTGCTTGTTGGAGTAATTGCAGCAGTTAATCCTGTGTCTGAAAAAGAACTAGACCCCGAAGCAGTTTCTGTAGAGTAGGTGTTAGTAACTACTTGCACCACATGACCGGGAATCTGCACTCCATTGCCACTAGTCTTTTCGTTTATGGTGTCTACCTTGAGAATGCTCATACCTCTATCTCCCACGCTTCAGCGTGTCTGCTATCAGATGAACTCCAACCAAATTGAATGTCTCCAGAACCGCCTCTTAACACTTGTAGCTGAAGCCTCATAGTACTTGTTGTACCAGCCACAAAAGTAGCAACTATATTTTCACTTAACCAAGGGTCAGTATCAACTTGATAGCCACTTGCTTGAATATAAGAATTTACATTCATTCTTGTGTCAGAATTATTACTATCGACAACCCGAAACCTTGCATAGCCTGTTCTTTCTGTTGTCATACAATGAACACCAAACTGCACTCTAATCTTATTAGTGGCTTTGGTTGGTGTAATATCAACATAATAATTTGTAACATCAGTATTACTAGCAGATGACGTTGTAAAAACGCCTAGATCATAATAGCGTTCTGTATATTGTACTATCTGCCCTGCGCTTGGCACAAGCGTTCCTGCACTAGTATCTATAGTCTGACCAGACGGTACAATAATCTTGTTGGCATTACCGCCAGAGCTAAGACCTTTTAGGTTTTCTACGTGTAAAGTACTCATATGATTGTCAAGTTCCCATTAACTGTAAGCGTCACATTAGACGCTATTGTTAGAGGTCCATTACAACTAGCATTCTGTGAGCTAGGTATTGTTGTGTCTGTACCCATGCTTTGCTCATTCGTTTGAAACAAAGCTGTCTTCATAGTATTCTGTGTTGTGTCGTATATAGGCGCTCTAATGCTGCTAGAAAATGTACCGCCACCTGAAAGCGTAGGTGCATCTGCAACACTAAATGTGTTGTGGCATATAATAGTTATCTCGTCATCTAGTGCAGCGGCTGCGCCTAGTACTACTGTCGTACCTGTAGTGGCTGTATAATCGGCAGGTTGTAGCAGTATTCCATTTTGATAAACATCGACTGCGCCAACGCCATAAACAGCATTAAACGTAGTTTGCGAAGCCGTAGCCGTAAATGTGTAGGCTCTTCTTGTACCTTCGGTTAATGTCTGTCCTATATATGCCATACGTTTATCCTAGTAATGTAGCAAAAAATTGGGCTTCGGATACACCTCTTAGCGTTAGATTTCCACCAGAACCAATATGACTAAAAACAAAGTAATCATTTGCTGCTAAATTTAAAAACCATGTTTGGTGATGCACCGAATAAGTTCCAGAAGTAGTGAAGTCTGCCATATAATTACCTTTGTTGGAAACGTTTGCAGTATTACTTCCATTAATTCTTGGAACTAAATATGACCAAACTGTGTTAGATGTAGAGTGAAATTCACCACTAAACCCAACTAGGTAAACTCCTGCTACAGGTGCAGTAAATCTGTAGGTACTTGTGCTGTAGTTATTTGCTTTATCATAAACCGTAGTATTTAGTGCTACATCTCTCCAAGAGCTATCTTGAGTTAACGTATAATTTGTTGAATGACCCCAAACAGCACATGGGTTTGCAGGTTTTGTTACAGCTCCCGAATTGTTTACTTTAAAACGTTCTTGCCTAGAGTTTGATCCAGTACAAATACTTACTCCACCATAACCATTTATAGAAATGCCATCAGGAGAACCATCATCATCATAAGCTAAAATAGAGTGGTTGTATTTATTGGAGCTTGTAAAGCCTTCTCTAAAAAATATACCTGTCTCATTTCCAGCATTAAAAGCATCAACTAAAATAGAGCCTTCAACGTGTATTTTTTCATCCGGCGATGTAGTTCCTAATCCTATAGAATTACTGCCTAACAGTAAGTTACCTGTCATGGTGTCGCCAGCGGTGTTTACAAACCGTGTTTCACCAGTCGCTAAATCTTTAGACCTACCCATCTAGGTAATCTCCAATATACCCATAATGACATCACAACTGCTCGCTGCGCTCGATGTAACCTTTACACTGTCACCTGTTTCCAAAACAACTTTTTGATCCCCCCCAACCACAATAAGTGATCCGCCACTTGGGACAGTTCCACCTTTAATCATGAAGTGATCGTTAGATCCGTCATGCAAAGCTACGTCTACCGTAATTGCTGAAGCGGTGTTATTAGAACAGGTAAGACCTATAATGGTAACCTGTGTGTTAGCAGCTACCGTATAGCTTCCTACTGTTGCTGCACTCGTTCCTACGTTACGAGAGAGCTTTCTTTTAAAATCATTTGCCATAGTATCATCCTAATGCAATCGCTAAAGCTACAGGGACAGCCGCACGAGCATCAAAGTCAGTAGCAGATATGGTTATAAATACACTCGCATTCCCACTCAAATCTAACAGAGATCCCGTTGAGCTAGACGTTAATACCCTTGTCAGGGTTGTGCCTGAGTGAGTGTATACCCCTGTGCCTATCTCAAAAGCAGTTCCGTCTTCTATGACATATCGAACTGTATCTCCATTGCTAACACCACCTTCAGCAAAAGTACGGTATCCAGAAACGGCAGAGCCAAGGGTTACAGTGCCTGTACCTGTAGTGCTTGTACTAACCTTGACTCTATCCGCAAATTTTACCACTTTAAGGCTCCAGTTATGCTATACGAATAATAGCGTTTGACGCATCTGCTGTTGGGAACTGAATAGTAAAGTCACCTGCAGTAGAAGTCTTATCTGAACCAAAATCCAATACAACCACTGTATCTGTTGTACCTGATCCACTACCTGTTGTGGTATTATAGATCAAAGCACCGCGAGCAGTCACAGTAGCAGTAGAGAAAGTCAGGTCAGCAAAGTCAGTCAAAGCTGTTGTGCCTGATGTTGAAGGATCTACTCTTGTCAGAGTTCCACCACCTGCAGAATAACCAGACCCACTTACTTCGTTAGAAGTTGTGTAGGCAGTTGTAGCTGCGTTAAATGAGGCGCTGTTTGTATACATTGCTAGTTTGAATGTATCACCACCTGAGTTTTTGAAATTGTGCGCTCCCTCAAGAAGTTCTTGCTTGAAGGACGTACACATGTAGTTACCAGAAAATGCCATATCATAATCTCCTTAT